GATCTCGTCTAGAGGCCTGCCAAGCAGACGCTCCAGATAGCTCTCGGTCCCGCCTCTGCGCTTGCGAGGGCCACCAGGGCCACCACCGAGCAACTGCACACCACCTGAACTCGTCCCTGTCAGGGCTGCGGTGTCATCTTCTTCGGTCCAGGCGATGTCACCCGATACCGCGATCGTCCCAACAGTCCCAGTGAGCGCCGCCGCATCATCTGCCTCGGTCCACGCAGCAGAGCCGCTAACCGTGGCAGTTCCAGTCACCGCAGCGGTGTCATCAGCCTCAGTCCATGCCGATGTGCCGGACACCTCCGCCGCGCCTGTGAGGGCTGCCGCATCGTCCGCTTCCGTCCAAGCCGCTGTGCCGCTGACTTCAGCAGAGCCGGTCAGTGCGGCCGTGTCGTCATCTTCTGTCCATGCAATCGTGCCGGTGACACCCCCAGCCGCAGCAGCCTTGAAAACGTCAATCGCTACCGCGCAATCCGACCCACCGCCAGAGATCGTGAACGATGGCGTTAGAGCTGTCGTCGCAGCCACCACCCTCGATGCCGCACAACCCGTCCAATAGAGGTTGTTGTCCCCCTCTTGCGTCTGGACCGTGAACCCGCTCGATTCGCTCCATGTCCCGTTGAACGCCGTGCCAGTCATGGCAATGGCGATCGAATCTGCCTGCGCCAGCGTGCCCGATGTCACCGTCCAAGGCGGGTTGCTGTCGTCCGTCTGGGCAGAAGCTGCCGAATCCAAGGACGCAGTAGCAACCCCGGCCAGCTCCAGCACATGGACCGTCGCATCCGAGTTGCTGCCCCATGTGGCAGTCACCGTCATCCCAGCGCGCCCGGTGATGTTCTGGCAGCAGAAGCGCCGAATCTGCGCACCTGATGCGCTGGTTCGCGTGGTTCCTATCTGCGTGTAGGTGTTGGGGGACCCTACAACGTTGTCCGAGATGGTTAGCGAACCCTGACCGGAAGCGTCCGAGACGCCAACCCAGATCGTGTTACCTGTCGTGCCGGTGAAGCTCGTTGTTGTTGTAGACGTTGCCCCCGAGGTGTTGGCCTTGCGAGCGTTGGCAACTGATCCAGCCACGGTTTACCCCTACGGGTTGCCGCGCGTGATCGTGAATGCAGTGATCGCGAGAGCAACACCTACGCTGACGGTCGTCGTGTTCAGGTTCAGATCAGCACCAGACGTGCCCACCGAACCATCGAGAACATGCGTCGTTCCATCAGCCTTGACGATCCGAAACCATGTCGCAGTGCCAGCCGCTGCACCTGTCGTATCAGCCGGCAGCGTAGGACTCAGCACACCAGCCACAGCACCAGCGGCCAGCGGAGAGCCAAGCGTGAACGTCCCAAGCAGGGTAGTCGCAGCGCCCCCAGTAGCAGGACGTGTGCCGTTGTAGATGCGAAGGATCGCAGCATTGCCGGCAAAGGTCGTGATCGCGTCCAACTGAGCATTGCGAAGGTTTGCTGCGTAGCCGGTCGTCATGGGTTAAGCCTCGGTCTTTGTTGCGGTGTAGACGCCCCCTGACGGGCTCTTGATCTGCATAGTGGTGGTCTTGGGCTTGGCGATCTCTGCGACCACTGTAGCCAGCAGTTGAGCGGTCTGAGCGCTCGATTCCTGCACCAGAACGCCTAGATTGGCCTGCTGCTCAGCAATGACAGACAACGCCTCTTGCGTGCCCTGCTGCGATGCCTGCATGACCTCAGCAATGGGAGCCATCATCCCGGCCAGTTGACCGTTCACGTCCGGCAGGACCATTGGTGCTTGAGCCTGTTGAGGTTGAGCAGGAGCGGACTCCTTCGGCTCTTGACCTTCCTGAGCCTGACGCACGGCGTTCATAGCCTGTTCTTCACGGGCAGCGATCTTGAGCATCATGTCGGACTGCTGAGCACGCATGTCTGCCTGCTGGGCCTTCATCTCAGCCTTCTGGCGTGCAACCGTCTCGGCCTGGAGCTTCTGCTGAGCCTCGGTGAGCATGCCTTGCACCTCTTGCCCGGCCGACTGAAGCGCCTGAACCTGCTGCTCCATCTGCTGCATCGCCTGTTGGATCTGAGGCGGAACCTGCTGCTCTTCGTCCTTGTCGAGGGACTGCTGAACCTGCGGGAGAAGCGTCAACTTCAATCGCTCGGCCATCTCTTCAGCACCAGGCCAGTCCATGTTCTTCACCAACTGATCACCAATGACCTGCCACAGCTCAGGGTTCGCCTGAGTCATCGCGGTCATCGCCTCGACAGCCTCAATCCGACGCGTGGTGAAGCTCGGGCCAGACGTGGTGTACACGTCATAGAACCCGATGTTCGGGTTGAAGATGCGCTTGATCTCGCCTTGTTCGTCGCGAACCTTCTGGAATGCCTCAGGTGCCGATGGATCAACGATCGCGTTAGCCACCTCGCCATCCTCACCCAGAATCCGCGCAACCCGCTGCGTGTCATAGATGGCTGGGATCATGTCCAGGATCACGCGGCCAATGTGGCGAATCGCCCGACCCAGGTTGTCCACGTAGTGATACGTCGCGTTGTCGCCCTCACGCTGACGAGCCATGATGGCCCGACCTGACGTTTCGTTCGACTTCTGACCCAGCGAAGCATCGTATTGCCCCGTCTCGGCCTTGATGTCGTCCGATGCACCCATGGCAATCTGGTTAAGACCAGTCTCGACCTGTGCAGCCTGAACGCGAGTCGGCGAGGGAATCGGATTCCCTTCGGCGTCAACGTGGTTGTACGGCAGATAGGAATGGTTCGCCGTGTTGGCCGTCTGCCACTGCTTCTCGTACCCTTCGACAGCCTCGACAGGAGCCGTCCAAGGCGTCTTCGGGGAAAGCATCACCCGCTCGACAATCGCCGTCTGGGCCACGTTGTACATGCGCTGCGAGTCCTTCGCGTTGCGCACGATGCCGGACACGTAAACCTTGCCTTCGACCTCCCACTCATTGCCCACAACGCGAGCAACGGGAATGTATCGGGAAGGAAACTCCTTGCCCTTCTCACCACCTTCGAGGATCTGCTGGCCGTTGATCTTGCGCCAGACACAAGTTTTCTTGACCGTCTTGCGCTCTTTTATCGGCCGTTCACCGATGAAGACACCTTCAGGCAGATCCTCACCCTTGAACGAACTCATCCCGTTGGCGTACAGGCAAAGAGTCGCCTCCTTCTCAACAATCTCGAAGTACTCAGCGATGCGGACCTTCTTGTCCGAGCTGAACCACGACGAGTCGTCAGCAAACTTCCAGTCGATCGGGTCAGCGTCAGGGTACTGAGCCTTGAACTCTTCGTCCGTCAGGTCTTCATCAATGAAGCACCACTTGGCATCACCACCCGCAGGATCTTGGATGTCCGGGTCCATGTGAACACGGAAAGGGTTCTTCACCCGCTTGATGAAGATGTCCTGATCGAACGAGTCGTCATTGACGTAATCCGCCATCACGCGGATATACCCAAGGCCCGAAGTCACCTGATGCTCAGCAGCGGTGTCATAGGCGATGTCAGCGTCCGAATGCGCTTCGATGTGCCTGACCAGACCCATGAGGATGTCAGCCACCTCAGGATCAGCCTTGTCGTCAGCAGGACGGTAACGAATGCTCGGACGGTTCTGCCGGATGTCGTTCGTCACCTGGCGGATGTGCTGCGGCATCTTGTTGATGGTCAGCATGGGACGCATCGACTGCTTGCGGTCCTGAATCGTCTTCTCGTCCCACTGCCAAGGATCGTCGGGAGACGACGCAGCAAAGCGAATGTCTTCCTTCTGCCTCTCCCGATTGTGCGATTCGCGAGAAATGGCCTGCTCAAAACGCTCCTTGGCCGTAGCTAGGATTTCTTCGTCCTTGCTAGTGGTTGTTTCGGCCATGGTTATCCATTCATCCAGCTTCCCGAACCTTCGGGGATTGTCTTAAGGGGTTTGCGTTCCTTCTTGCCTCGAATGAGGCCAGGGAACAGTTCTGCTAGTGCCCAAATCAGCGCATCAGCACGGTTCGGGCTGTCCTCACCCATGTAGCCATAGGTCGAGAACGCGGTTAGTTCGTCTTCAAGCTCGTGGAAGTCACCAACGTGGCGAACCTTCCCCTGCTCATACAAGGCACTGAAGGGCTCGGCTCGAACAACCTTGCCCCGGCTTGCGCTCACTGTCTTGTAGTTCGTCCGAGGACGGGCAACGTCGATCGTCTGCTTGACCATCGCGCCGCCGTAATTGACTTCTGCCACCACGACATCAGCGTTATGTCGCTCATATGCCGAAGTAGCGACACGTCCCCATGTGCCAGGCCCAGCCTTCACCGTGCAGTCTTCAAGGATGTAAGCATTGCCATCCGTGCCTAGACCAGCAACCACGATCCCGATTGCATCGTTGTCGGCGTTGTCCGCGTCATCTGAGCCAGACGGGTCCACAGCCACAACAACACGCACCATGTCAGGCAACGTGCCATCAGTCACACGCCACTTGTCGATGTCTTCCTCATGGAAGAGCTGGTTCGGCGTGGCATCGGCAAACTCGCCCTTCAGGAAGCGCTTTTGCAGCCTGGTAGACAGGTTCTTCAGCGTGTCGAGATACCCGGCCGAGACGTTCTCGATGTTGTCCTGGGGGTTGATCTGGAACGCCGCATAGTCCTGCGGGTTGTGCAGCGCCTCCTTCGTCTCAGGATCACGCTTCTCAACGAACAGGCGATAGGCCCAATGCACCTTAGAAGGCGGGTTGCAGTCGTAGTACATCCGCGGCTTCAGCGGCTTGGCTTCCTTCCCCTCGATGACCTGATTGACCTGCTGGGCCAGTCGTGTGACAGCGATATCTCTCGATCCTTGCGGGATCTGGCTCGCCTCGTTTAGGTAGATCGTGACGAACTCCATACCCAGAATCTTCTCGGTACGCTCCTTGTCGTCCAACCCACCAAACCAGATTTGCGAGCCGTTCTCGTACTCAGCAAACCAGTCGGTCTTGCTCAGCGTGTACTTGACCCCAGGAAACGCAACCTCCATCACCTTCGGGAAGGTATCGAAGATCACCGATCCCTTGATGGCGTTGAACCGGAATCTGAGGATCGCGTGTCGGCTCTTCGGAGCCTTCAAAGCTCGCATGACCACATTTCGGACCAACAGGAAGGTTTTCCCCGACCTCGACCCACCGAACAGCATGCAGTGAGTGGCATCTCCCGCCAGCACGTCTTGTGCAGCGAGTTGCCTGGCAGTGAGCTTCACTTGCGCTTCGGGAAGACCCAGCGGCCGACCCGCATCCTGAAGCAAGGGCCTAGGAACTCATCCATCCGAACGTCATAGACGCGCCAGAACACCGCGTAGACCGACAGCCAGGCGGATTCGAGATGAATGCTCATAGCCGTTCGTCAGTAGGCGATGCAGCAATGACAACAGGCCCACCACCCGCACCCGTCACCTCAGTGCGAGCCAGCTTCGGAGCAGCGAACTCGGCAAGCTTCGCCAACAGGTCAAGCGCCTTACCGGGATCAGCCTTGCTCGGATCACTCCCACCAGTCGCTACTTCTGCGAGCCAGGTCGCAACGTTCTCAGCGTTGTCGGACAGAAGCTTGGTCACGGTATCCCGGAACTCAGCGGTAGCTTTGTTGGGCGTGCCTTTGGTACGGCCGCCCGTTTTCTTTCCAATGGCCATTTCTAGCTGCCTCTACAGTAGACGTTGACGCAGAATGTCAGCCATCGCTAACAAATCAGTCCTAAGCTGCTCGTCCAAGCCTGACCAACGTTGCGTTCCCACCATTCCGTCATGGTTCTTCAGGGTTGCTTCGATCTGGCCTCGGCTCATCTTTGAGACGCGGGCTTCATAGGCTTGGATGTCTTGGGCTTGCATCACTGCTCCTTAGAGCCCCTGGAATCGCCCAGGTGCGGAAATGAAAAAGCCGCCCGATCTTCCGAAGGGGCGGCGTGAAGGGTTAGCGACTGCCAACCAAGGAGAAGGGGGTGCCGGGTCAGATCCTTTAGCTACAGCACATCAAAGATGAAGATCTGCCCGGCGAACGCGAAAAACCCGCCGATCTTGCGAAGGGCGGGCTCTTTTGTGAATTTTGGAGGCACCTGTGCCGTCCGAGGCGGATTGTGAACTATCTAGTTCGCTTTGTCAATCAACCTGATCTTATCCGCGATAGGTTGAAGATACTCGCGGCTGAAGTCGTCCAAACTGAGCAGAAGCGCCCACATCTCGAAGTCAAGGGGGAATGTATTGCTCCCGTACCTAACGAGAAACTCGACTTCGACTCCATCTGGCCTTGGCCCATAAACGACCTTGACCGTTTTTGCAGGCTTATCTAGCAGGCGGTCAAGCTCACGGCCCATAGTGTCGGGCGTCAGCAGCGTCCCATTCACGTTGTCACTGATGGCCTGTTTGAGATCAAACATTGTTGGCATCACATTACCCCCGCAGCCATGAGCCGCCTAGTCAGTTGGTTCCTTGCTTCCAGGATGATTGTCCCACGCTCGATCGGATCTTTGGGCAACCTCGGACTTATCCATACCTTGTGCCCGGTGTAGCAGTTCCGAGCAAGGATGTAGAGCGCTGCCCGGTACGGCTCCTGAATCTCCCCGATATGGAAATCAATGCATTCCATGGTCGAGCCGTGCAGCTCGTCCTCGATCACGTCCGAAACGCTGTCGTACCCCCTCCCCGACTTGGCATTGCGGAACATGGGGTCTGCTCCACAAACAGGAACGGGGATGTATCCCTTAGCCCAATGGTGGTAGGCCGACAGGAGAGAGTCCAACTCATCGGTAAGTTGGAGATCCCTCATCATCAGTATGCCCTCTGCACGGCTGCGAGCAACCTATTAGCCAGCTCGTCAATGGCCTCAGCCTCAGCCGATTCATAGTCGATCGTGGGGAATATCAGATCCTCCCAGCGCGTTACCTCTGGAGGGAGAGCAGACATACAGCCTGCTCCTGAACCAGGGAGAGCGGCTACTAACGTGAGGTTGTTGGTCATGCTTGCATCCCTCCTAAATTGAAAACACTGCTCGGAACGTTCCTCATGGCCGATGCCACGATTCCCTCTGAAGCCGACCTGGCCCGGCCCAGCTTCGGCTGCATCTGCTTTGCGCTGGCTTGACGAGCCTTGATCGCCTTCCACTCGATCTTCGGTTTTCCCTCCTCCGCTTCAGCCTTTTCGGTGACTCGGTAGGTCGTCGGGACGGCTTCCATGTACCCGCTGCGCTTTAGGTCGCTCAGGGTGTTGCGCACGATCTCTGACGGCGCACCACTCAGCTCTTGAAGCTCCTCGAAGGTTCTCGGGCGCTCACGCAGCAGGTTCAGAATCTTTTCGGCTCGGGTCATACGGTCACCAACCTTCCTAGTTCAATAAGGCGCGTCAACGTGCGCGCGATCATGGTTTGCTGAAAATCTCTCCGCTCGGCCTTGTCCATGGTCTTGCCTTGGTCCAGTTCCGAATGGCACTCAACACACAGAGCCATCAGGGCTGCATCCGACGCCTTGTGGCTCATCCCTTTCCCGTACTCGCTCAGGTTCGCGTGGGCAGCCTGTGTGCGCCCTTCCCTGCCGCAGTTCGAGCAGGACAGTTCGGCAACAGCGCGGCGCAGCTTCTCGCTTCGGAAGGTCATAGGACGCACCCCATAGCCTTGAGCGCGTCCCATGGCGATTCGACGACATGCAGAGGAACGCCAGCCCAGCCCTTGTGAAATTCCTCCTGATCGGGCGTGAGCTTTCGGGCAGAGGGAGGCTTACGACCGTCCTTCACCTCCAGCAGCACCAGCCGGCCATGGAAGGCGCACAGGAGGTCAGGAACGCCCTTCCCTAGCGCTGCCAGGCTCAGCACCAGCACGCCTGCAGCACGCAAGGCAGACACGATCTGCTCTTGGTTGGCGTCTACCTTGGCTGCGCGTCTCATAGGAACCCCATCCGTTGCTTGGCCGGCTCATCTACGGGCTTGCCCGTCACTTCCTTGACGGCTTCATGCAGGAGCCGGACGGCCTCATCCGTAGATTCGGCATCTGACGACACGGCA